CCTCATATGATATGGAATTATTCAGCTGATCTTGCAATAAATTCTATCATACCAGCTGAAGAGCTTCCTGATGGCGGTTTAATACCAGGCAGAAAACTTACTCCTCTTACAAGTGAAGATATGAGTAAAATGAGTAAAGAGTCTATAGAAAACTATAGATATATGTCTAATAAAATTTACAACTTACCTCCAAATAAAACAGCTGAGTTTTATTTTAAAAACTTGATGAATGATGACAAAATAAAAGAAATGACAGAATCAGATACTCAATTTGGATTTGATGATCATGAAGGATGGGGAAATTTAGACGATAGTCAAAAAGATATTATAGGACAAAAGATAAAAGACATATTAAAAGATGCTATAAAGGAAGGTGAATCTAAAGGTTGGGGATCTATTTCTTATGAATATCAAAAAGAATTTAATAAACTTATATCTAGAAAGATAAAATGGGAAGACATATTAAAAAGATTCTGTGGTTTTACAAGAAAAAACGAAAGAGTTTCATCAAACAAAAGACTAAATAGAAAATATCCGGGTATTCATCCTGGAATTAAAAAATCTTATAGACCTTCAATTGCTATATACATTGATGAAAGTGGATCTATGTCTGATGATATTCTATATAGATTTTACTCTGAATTAGAAGTATTAAGTAAGAAAACAGACTTTTACGTTTATAAATTTGACACAGAAGTTAATGAAAAACAAGGATTTCTTTGGAAAAAAGGTAAACACATAACTTTAAATAGAGGTTATTGCGGAGGTACTTGTTTTAATTGTGTTACAAAACATGCAATTAAAAATAGAAAAAAGTTTGATGGGTATATAATCTTTACTGACGGTTGTGCTCCAAAACCTAAAATATCAATTGGAGTTAAGAGATGTTGGTTGTTAATACCCGGAAGTAAATTAGGATTTAAACATGATAGAAATGATATATTAATCAATATGAAATCATAAATTTTGTAAAAGGTAAATAAATGTTATATAATTTTAGACAAGAAACATTTAAAATAGTAAAAGAAAATAATAATTTTAAATTATATCACCAAGCTGTTAATAAATGGTCAAAAGGATGGACTTTTATTGGAAGCTTTAACTCTAATCAAGAAGCAGAAAATGCTGCTAAAAGATACACACTATAACAAGGAAAGAAAATGTTAAAAAGATATAGATATAAATTTACTCTTGATAAGCATGGTTTAAGAGAATATGATGTTAAAAATGTAAGTTATGTTTTTGAATCATCTTCACCTAAGGATGCAATAAGAAGAGTTGATAAAATACTGAAAGATTATAAAGAATCTGGAAGAAGATTATCATTCTATGCAAGAGAATTCTTAGAAGCTGTTGCAATATCAGCTCAAACCGATTTATACGAAGAAGAAGAATGCTGTTAGATATAAATGAAATCAATGATTTTTTAGAAGAAATGAATCAAACAACTTCTTCTAATGCTAAAGTAGAAATTTTAAAAAATTGCAATAACAATATTAAAAAAATACTTTACTATACTTACAATAATTTTTTACAATATAATTTAAAGAAAAAATCTTTAGAAAAAAATAAAGACTTGTGTAATAAGTATACAAAATTTAATTCTATGTTTGAGCTGCTTGAATCTTTAAATCAAAGATTAATTACAGGTCATAAAGCTATAGAAGAAGTAAACGGATTTATTTTAAACAATAAAGATTATAAAGAATTATTTTACTTAATTCTTGAAAGAAATCTTAAAATTAGAGCTTCTGTAAAATTAATTAACAAAGCAATTCCTAGTCTTATTCCAACTTTTAACGTAGCTTTAGCAAATAAATTTGATGAAAAAACAAAAAAGAAAGTTGATTTAGAGAAAGATGTTTGGTATGTATCAAGAAAACTTGACGGTGTTCGCTGTCTTATTGTGGTCGACGAAAAAGGAAAAGCAAAATCATACTCAAGAGCAGGAAAACAATTTCATACGTTATCCTTGGTAGAAAAAGAAATTGAGTCTCTTGGTTTTAAAAATGTAGTTTATGATGGAGAAATGTGTATTGTTGATAGTAACAATAATGAAGATTTCCAGAGTATAATGAAAGAAATAAATAGAAAAAACCACACAATTGAAAATGGTTTATTCCAAGTATTTGATTATATTCCTTATAGAATGTTCAGCAAAGGTTATGGTGAAGCAGGTACTTTTTCTCAAAGAATAATGGCATTAAGCAATATAATATATGATACGAACATAGATTTGAAGCACGTTAGACTTTTATCACAAATACCAGTAAATAATTGGAATGAATTTGATGAATTAAACAGCAAGGCAATAGATCTTGGTTGGGAAGGTCTTATGTTAAGAAAGAATGATTTATATAAAGGTAAAAGATCTAACGACATTTTAAAAGTTAAAAAGTTTCATGATGCTGAATATCTTGTAAAAGATATCACAGTTGGACCTTTTAGATATGTAAATAGTGGTAAAGAAATAGAAGAAGATATGCTTACTGCTGTAATCATAGAGCATAAAGGAAATAAAGTAAATGTAGGTAGTGGTTTTACAATTCAACAAAGACAAGACTTTTATAAGAATCCTGAATCTATTAAAGAAAAAATAATAACAGTACAGTACTTTGAAGAATCACAAAATCAAAATGGTGAATATTCTTTAAGGTTTCCAGTTGTAAAAGTTATTCACGGAAACAAAAGGTATGTTTAAAGAGTCAGAATTAGTTTTCTACCCAGGAAAAAACATATATGTTATTATTTTAAAACATATAATAATTGTTAAAAATTCTGACGTTAGTGTTTATAAATGTTTACTCCCTTCAGGTGTTATAGATTTAATAACTTCGGTTAGTTTAGTAAAGATAAAAAATGAATAATAAAGGAAAAATAAAAGTAGGTGACTTATGTTTGTATCATAATATTCCTGTGATAGTATTAAAAAAAGATTATAGTAGATGGGATTCTATAATTGATTGTTTATGTCTATTCTATAGCGGAATAGATACTGTAGCAGAATCTGATTTAATAAAAATATAAAGTTAATAAATTAATGATTATTATAATGCCAGCTTATTGCTGGTTTTTTTGTATTTAGTGAAAGTCATGATATGATTTGACGAAACAGTAGGCTGTATATACAAGTATTTAAAAAAGCTTGTGGTGTTATATAATTATTATAATAAAATATACTAAACTTATTTTAAGTTAATATTTAAAAATGTGTTATAAAAAAAGGATAAAAATGAAAATTACAGAATCAAAATTAAGAAATATCATAAGATCAGTAATCAAAGAGAGCATGGAAGATTTTTCACAAACACATACAGATAATGATTGGAATAAATTATATAATTTATACTTAGCAGTTTGTATGGGAATCGGTGGCGCTGGAGATTGTGACAAATATGAGTTTCACAAAGCAGTACTGTCAAATAAAGATAAATTAAATCTATCAAGAATATACTCAGACAAAGAACTTAATAGTATGACTAATTCTTTTCAAGATAAATATGAAATAGATTATATGCCTCAAGAAGAGTACGATGAAAGCTACTGGGAAAGATAAACAAATTTTATAGTTAAAAGGATATTAAAATGATTAACAAAATGATTGTCTGTTTAATTTTTATTTTATTTGCATTTAATATATCATATGGACAAGGATATGAATGCGACAACAATTTTGGTGACTGTGGTACACCTGAGCAAAGTGGAGGTGGTGGACAGTCTGGAGGAGGATCTATATTAGTATCAAATACAGACTTAGGTGATACATATCAACATGCTGATGACTTTGATGATGATGGTATTGAAGACCCTAACGATAACTGTATGAGAATATCTAATCCAGATCAATCTGATCGAGATGGAGATGGTGCTGGTGATATTTGTGATAATTGTCTTTTTGAATGGAATGAAGATCAGTCTGATATCGATGGAGATGGTGTTGGTGATAGTTGTGATGAAGATATTGATGATGACAATATTTTAAATTCTGATGATGATTGTCCATATCAATTTGGTAATTCATATTGCTTTGAAGAATTAAACAGACAACAACCTCGTGATCCTGAAGAATCATTTGATAATAGTCCTAAAATATCAAATAATATAAGCAGTGATGACTCTTATAAATATGAAGAATCTTGCAATACTTTGTTAGCAAAAAGTAGATTTAATTTTATGTTTTTTGTTTTTTTAACTTTTGGTATTTTGTTTAATAATTATATTATAAGAAAATAATAACAAAA